TTTGTAGAAACTTTAGCGGCAAGGTCTTTGTCCGCCCCACCCCAAGTGCCTTTTCCTTTTGTGATGAATGAATTGACTCTTGCAAATGCCCATTGTTGTGGTGTAGCACCTGGGCGATGACCGCCTTGCCATGCTGCCATTCCACGATCATAGACTTTCTTGAGAATGCCATATGCGATTCCAGACTTCTCTGCTTTCTTTTTGAGTCCTTCAATTTCTTCTACAATTGGTTTGAGTAGTTCGTACTCTTCTGCTTGCAGACCATCTTGAATCATAGAGACGAATGCGTCATCAATATCTTCGTCATCATACTCATCATCGTAATCGTCTTCGTCATCTTCATCATCGTATTCATCATCATAGTCTTGGAATTCTAGATAGTCACGAACTGTACCAATGTAGTCTGCTGACTTTGTGATCTTTGAGAGAACCCATTGTTCTGGCTCTTCATCCATTTCTGAAAGCATATCTAGAATGTCTTCAGCATCATCGATTAGATTCTCTACTTCGATTTGTGCCATTGAAATACCATCACTCTCTGTGTCATAATCTTCTTTGATCATAGCAGAAAGTTGTCTGGCATCTACACCTGGATAACTCTTTGCAATCATTGCGGCATAGTAAGACTTATCATGGCGATTGTCTTTTCTTGCCAGCAATGACTTGAGTTCTTTGGCAGCCATCTCATAGCCTTGCTTGTGAGTCATTGTAGAAAGGTATCTTGTGAAGTCTGACATTACATCTTCATCCACGCTTTCTTTCTGCAATTGAGTTCTTGTCATTCTAAACAATTGATCTGTGGATAGTGTCATATCCAGCAATGTCTGAAGAAGATCGAATGCCGCTTTTCTTTCTTGCGGATTCAACATCTCTCCAGATTCAAGTTTGGTTACACCACGCTTGATTACTTGGAGTAGTTTCTTGTCGGCAAGACCTAGACGAACTAACTGATCCAAACGAGACAATTCTTTTTTATCAATCTCTTCACCGAACATTTCTTTGTATCGTTTTGTGTGAACAGACTGACGCATTCCTTTTTCTCTTGCTTCTTTATCTCCAGGTGCGTCTACATACGCTGACTTATCATCATCTGCTTTTGGGCCCATCTTCTTGAAGTGTGCCGCTCTCTTTTCTTTTGTGGACTGACTCAATCCAGAGTAATATCTTGATGGTCCTTTTTCATTTAAGAATGCTTCGAATGATTCATTCTTTGCTTGTGCCGCACTCTTCTTGCGTTCAATCTCACGCTTACGAACTGTTGGAAGCAAACGAACTGCTAGTTTCTTGATTGCTGGAAGTGCTTTCTGAAGTCTCTTGTCGAGTCCCATCTTTTCTCCAGCACCCATTTGAGTGTAATCTTTTCCACCAGAGAATCTTTTTCTGAGTGCTTTGTATGCGGCTTTGACTGCTCTACGCTTCAATCTAGCAGGATCAGCAAAACGCTTCATCTGTCTTGCTCTTGCTCTTTGAATGCGTTTCTGCATACGGCGCAATCTCATTGCTCTTTGTTTTCTTTGTGCGATTGAAAGAACTGCTTCGTCAATCTCAGTCTCTTCTTTTGGAACACAATTCGGTACCATACGATTACCCTTCTTCTTCATTCCTTTTTGCATGTAACCAGGCCAACATGCTTCGTCTAATCCTTCTTTCATAAATTCTTCCGCAATCTTCATATTCTTGCGGACTTTATTGTACATCTGCTTGACTAGTGCATTACTTAATTTACTTGGTGCACCTTTAGCAAATTCTTCGAAGTTTCCTTCGGTTGCCAACTTACGCATTTTAGATGCAGACATGCCTGTAACATCGTCTGCGTCTGGATCTCTGTCTCCTGCTTTAATGACTTGAATTTTATCGAAATTGAAGTCTTTGCCGTTATACTTTGTCAACAGAGTTTTAAATTCTTTTACACGATCTTCACCAACAACCACAGTCATTTCAGTCACGCCTTCTTTTTCTAGTTCTATGGCAACTTCGATGATGGTTCTTGCTGGAGAATTGATAACTTTGACTAGATGCTTAAATGCCGCTGTAGCAAACTTGATTTTGTCTGCGTAGGGAAGTGGATCTTTTTTGGGATTTGTTGTATGAGAAAGATATAGTCGTGCTTCAGCATTGCGCTTCTTCGCTTCATCTTCAATTTTCTTTGCGACCACTTCGTGGCCAGATGTTGACGGATTCATTCTACCGAATCCTAGCACTACTTTTTTCATAGAAGTTCCCTTAGGCTTATCTTTGCAGGTTTGGCATACCCTAACTGCACATTGTATTTAGCAATTCTTACCACGCTTCTCCAGATAATTTTAACGAAGAAGCAAGTTTTTCTGATTCGAATTTGAATCGTATCTTCATAATCTTCTTGCCATCTGCCATCACACCGATTGATTCATTTCCTACTTTCTCAATCTTAAGTTTGAGTGTGCCAAGCGCATCAAGTTTTTCGTTTTTTGTTGGATCCATAACTGTAGCAGAAAACGGAGGTTTGTTTCCTTGACCTGTAATCTTTACATATGGAGGATACATTACATCTGCGTTCATCCAATCTTCAATCAAGTAATTGAACAATTCTTTAGGAGTCATCTTTGCTAAACGAGTGTATAGATCGTCACGCATTGCAGAAAGCATCATCTGACCAAGTGATTCTGTCTTTGCTTTGAGTTTTGCATCTGAACGAATAAAAGGCTTTCTTTTTGCGTCTGTATCTGGTAGACCAAGTTGTACAACTGCTTGTGCCAACTGTTCTTTGTAAGTTTTTCCAATGCTTGTTCCAAGTGCTCCATCTACTGTACCAATACCTGGATTTTTAAATCCAATCTCACCCTTGCCCTTTGTAGACTTAGCAGACAGTCCTAGCCATCCGTCTGATGGACCAGAAGCAAATCGAATGAGTGTATCTGTAGGATTCTTTGTCTGATCGACTTCTACGCCAACTAGTTTGGTCATTATATTTGGTCTGGCAGTCCAGTAAACTCCTTTGACTGGCAAACGATATCCTTTTTCTTTTGCATACTTTAAGAATTCTTCAGCCATGACTTTCGCATGACCAATGGCTCTGGTTAAATCTTCTTCCGAAACTTGATTCTTTCTTTCATCATATTTTGTTTTTGCTTCACGATCATACCACTTTTCATTGTTCAAAAAGAAACCGACAAGAATTTCATTAATGTCTGATACGAGTGTATTCTGATTCATCTTCTTCGCCTGTTCGGTAATAAATGATTTAAATCCCAGTATTGCCATGTTTTTTCTACGCTTTCGTTATAAATGATTGTGTAGGGTTTGTCATCTAGATATCTCTTCCCAGTCCATTGATGCAAACACACCCTGTGTGTTTGTGCCTGAGGCAATCTCTAGAGTAAGTGCTTCTGGAGTTGAAGTTAGACCATTTCTTTCTAACTGAAATTTAAAGAGTGCTTCTTTCAATATATCAATTGTTGGAGATGCTTGATTCGATGAATTGAAAAATCCACTTGCTAAAACTCTTCCACCAGTTGTTGCAGTTCCGCTAATTGTATATTCTACAGCCGAATCATTTCCAGCAGAAGTCCAAGATACAGTAGTAACAGTCGCTCCGGCAGTAACTCTCCATGCAAAATCAATTCCATTACCAGTTCCTAGCATGGATAATGCAGTTAGAATTACAATTGCGTCGAGTGCGGTAGATTTCAATCTGATTGATATAACTGGGTAATAAGTTCCAGCAGTGGCCAAAGTCTTTGGTGCTGTTATCGGAGTTGATATTGCCTGTTGTCTTCCACGCAATTCATATCCACCTTCAGAAACAACTGAAGAACAAATCTGCTTGAGTGTACTACCTCCACTTACTGTTCCTATATTTTTTATTTCGTATCTTAAGGGTAGAGATGCAGTAGTAATGTATGTTGTCGTTATAATGTTTGCGTGATGAAAAGAATGACAATGAATTAGTTTACCATCAATAACGAATCCGCATCGAACAGTACCTAAACCTAACCATTCAATATCCATCCAAAGAATTTGTGCTTTAGATAAATCTAAAGTCATTAAAGATGGGCCAGTGCCATCCATTTTATCTACATTCCAGTCTTGTTGATTTACTAGTGTATCTATCACAGATCCTGTTACACTAGACCTTTCAACAAAACTTACCGTATTACTAGATTGTTGTAAAAATATTCCGTTGTTTGCACCGAAATAACCAACTCGTTGGCGTAAATTTTCTTTTGCTGGTTGCATCACAAAAGTACTTAAAATGAACAAAGATTTTCCAGGTTGATAAGTCATAACCTTTGTTGTTTCACGAACGATTTCCGCATTTGCAGTTCCGTTTGTCAGATTTAAATTAACTAAACCCTCATTCGAAGAGAATGCATATGTTGTGTTTGCAGTATTCGCAGTTGACCAAAGTCCATTATCTTTGTATCGATGGGATGAATCAAATAGAGTTAGTGGCGTTGACATTCTTGCACGACCAAACGCATCAACTGCCACACCAGAAGGATTTGATGGACCAATAACATTTCCATATTGATCTGCAAGCATAACTACTTCAAATAACGAAGTTCCATTCGATAGATATTGGTGTGTGTTTTTATTAAACTGTGCCATTTATTTTTGCCATCCCTTAATGATTTCTGGTGAGAAGTTTGCATAACTGAATTGCATACGATCAACCAGTTTAACTGCATTGCCTTTAAGTTTGTCGATTGCCACAAACCCTTCAGCGCCAGTAACTTCATATCCATTCTTTGTAAGCAAGAATGTTCCTATACCTTTTACTTCATCTAATTTCTTGATCAGAATTAACTTGGCTGCCGC